GTAATCTTGGATCAGTCAATAACACCATTGTGCATGAGTGTGTTCATTGGGATCAGCACAGAAAAGCATTTGAACTGGAACGGTTGTATAACAGCAATGCCACGCGAATCAAGTGCCAGGTAGTAGGCGGTATAAAAGACAATAACAGAGATGCGACTGATTGGATGGAATGGCAGGCAAATGCTCTCGCACCAAGGATTCAAATGCCTATTTCAACGTTTAAGACAAAGGCATTTGAGTTTATTAAGCAGTTTCGTGCAGAACTTGGAACGTTTGAACTTATAGATATTATGGAACCAGTGATTGATGCTCTGGCTGCATTTTTCTGTGTCTCTCGTACCGCAGCTAAAATTCGCATGATTGATGCAGGATATGAGGAAGCTATTGGTACCTTTACCTACATAGACGGTCATTATGTAAAGCCACATAAGTTTAGGAAAGGGACACTCCAAAGGAATCAGACGTTTTCGATTGGTGCAGAGGATGCTGCAATTCAAAGCATAGCCAATCCAGCAATGGCTGATTTGGTAAGAGACGGCAGCTATCTATACGTTGATTCTCACTTTGTTCTAAATCATCCAAGGTATTTGACCCAGGATGAAAATGGGGCTATGGCATTAACCAATTTTGCACGAAACAATATGGAAGAATGCTGTTTGGTTTTCGATTTATCAATCAAGTCAGGCTGTAAAGAAAGATACCACAGTGAGTGCTTCCTCAACCGTGACAAATCATCAAATATTGATTTTGACATAAAGTATTGTAACGGTTTTGAGTATGCGGCCCCGGAAAGGAAAGCCCAAATACTAGCTGACACATTAGCGGATGAAATGCGAGTCTACAATGAACTTCCTAACAGTTTTACAAAATCCCTTGAAATTGTAATTGATTGGAAGAACGTTACCTTTGTAGAATTAGAGAAGAGAACAATGCTGAGTTCCAAAACGATAAGTCGAATTGTCAATGGGGAAAATCAAGGGTCGCTTAATTCCATCCTTTTAATTTGCCTTGGACTTCATCTCCCACCGGAAATCAGCAATCATATTATTAAGAACTCACCATTCTCACTGAATTACAACAATAATAGTCATATATGGTATAGGCTTGCACTTACCCATCTTTATGCAAAGCCAATGGATGAGATTAGAAACTTTTTACAAGAACACGGTGCAGACCCATTATAAAAGTTCAAAACATTTTTGAAAAAGCGGACACGGGATGTCCGTTTTTTTTATAGCTATATCTATATGAGCCATACATGAATCCTACTAAAAGGGTTTGTGTATGGCTCTTTTTTATGCTTTTTTCACTATTCTTCATAGAAAAATAGTGGTTTTGGCCTTAAAAAAGCGGACATGAGGTGTCCGTCCTGGTTGTCCTTTTTTCACTTACAATAATTTTAGACGAAGGAAAGGTTCTTCATAAGCAGCTAAATTCGACCGCTCCCCGTCTACAAAAAAATATCAAATGCCTGATTTGCAATAAGGCAAAGGATACATATTGTCTCGCTCCAGTCTGCAAGGACTGTGGCGGTGCAATAGAAGTACCTTCCCTTGTTGCGCTCATTTTCAGGATAAAAGGGTCTGTGTACTTCTGGCACGGACCTATTTTTGTATCCTTTGCTGCCAATGCAGTCCGGCGGAAAGGATGCAATGCAAAATGAAAATTAGAATTCTGTATGACAACAAACCTACCTATCTGGAGGTACCGGATGAGGACTGCACCATAATGATTGACGCAGATTATGAAGACAGGCTATCTTCTGCTGAGGACAAAGAAACTGTGGCTCGCCGTTCTGTCCAAGCAATTATTGATGAGCAGTTTAATAAACCGGAGTACAACAACTGGCACAAATTTGACCGTTATCGTGGAATGCCTAAGAAAAAGTTCCGCAAAGATGATGAGACTGAGGACGAAACGGATCATATGGACTATTTCCCCGACAATTCTGATGAAGATGCCCGCAATAGGAAAGCTGACTATGAGTACATACGTGATATTATTCGCAAGACATTGAAGCCAAAGCAGGCTGAACTTCTTATTTCCATTTATTTAGATGAGATATCTTTAACTGATTATGCGAAGCGTGAAGGTGTTTCAGTCAGTGCCATTTCGCACCGTATGGAAACTGCAATTAAGAATTTCAAAAAAGTTTTCCCTAAATCCTCAACTTTCCCCTCTTCCCAAGGCTAAAAGGTAGAGGGCAGCAAATAAACGCTCTCGGAGAGAGGTGAACAACATGAAACACAGCTTAAAAATCAGTGTTTCAAAACATCCACAGTCTGGCGGGATTGTAACTTGCCGCAATGTCACCATAAGGGAGCGTTTCCTTCGTTTCTTACTTGGTGATAAGCAGAAGCTGACTATCCTTGTTCCAGGTGATACCGTACAGGAACTTGCCATCTGTGAGACTCAGGAAGGAGGAATAAGCCATGAGTAAAATCAAGTTACTCCTTGATGTGGTTTCTGATATGCGTTCTTTGGCAGACAGCCTGCAGGCGGTGGCAGATGTAATGGCGGGCAATGAACCTGCCGAAACGGAAGAACCTGCTGCAGTTTCAAAAGAATCTGAGCCAAAGAACAAAGAAATCACACTGGAGGAAGTCAGAGCCAAGCTTGCTGAAAAGAGCCAAGCCGGTCTTACCGCAGAAGTGAGAGAAATCATCAAAAAATACGGCGGTTCTAAATTAAGCGAAGTAGCTCCGGAGCATTATGCAGATATGCTGAAAGATGCGGAGGTACTTGGCAATGAGTGATCATGCAGTACTTTCAGCATCTGGGTCGCATAGGTGGCTCCAGTGCCTTCCATCTGCAAGATTGGAACTGGAGTTTAAAGATAACGAAACCAGTGCAGCAGCCGAAGGAACAGCTGCCCACGCTCTTTGTGAACATAAACTTAAAAAGGCACTTCATATGAGAAGCAAGCGTCCCGTTTCAGATTATAACACCGATGAAATGGAAGAACACAGTGATGCCTATGTGGAATTTGTATTGGAGCAGCTTGCATTGGCAAAGCAAAGCTGTAAAGACCCGCTGGTACTTATTGAACAGCATCTTGATTTTTCCTGCTATGTGCCGCAGGGGTTCGGAACTGGTGACTGCATCATCATTGCTGATAAAAAACTCCATATTATCGATTTTAAGTATGGCATGGGTGTGTTAGTGGACGCGGTGGAAAATCCGCAGATGAAATTGTATGCACTTGGTGCTTTGGAAATCTACGATAGCCTGTATGATATCGAGGAGGTTTCCATGACCATCTTCCAACCCCGCAGGGAAAATGTCAGCACATGGACAATCCCGGTAAAGGAATTAAAAGACTGGGCAGAAAATGAACTGAAGCCAAAGGCGAAAAAGGCCTATGAAGGCGAAGGTGACTATCTTCCAGGTGAATGGTGTACTTTCTGTCGAGCGGCTGTTAAATGCCGTGCAAGAGCAGAAGAAAAGCTGAAATTAGCACAGATGGAATTTAAACTGCCACCCCTGCTTACGGATTCTGAAATTGAGGAAGTTCTCTCTAAATTGTCCGATCTTACAAAGTGGGCAAATGAAATCATTGCTTATGCCACGGATGCTGCCGTTAATCACGGGAAAGAATGGCATGGTTTTAAGGTAGTCGAGGGCAGATCAGTTCGGAAATATAAGGACGAAGGGGCTGTGGCTGAAGCGGCCAAGGCAAACGGATATAAGGACATCTACCGTCAGAGTCTCATAACCCTTACAGAAATGCAGAAGCTGATGGGCAAAAAGAAATTTGAGCAAATTCTTGGTGGTCTCATACATAAACCACCGGGCAAGCCAACGCTAGTTCCAAATTCGGATAAGCGGCTAGCTATGAATATATCAAACGTAAAAAATGAATTTAACGAAATAACGGAGGAATTGGAATATGAATAATCAAAACAGAACTAAGGTTGTTACAAGCGTCAACACACGTCTTAGCTACTTTCACGGCTGGGAGCCCGTATCCATCAATGGCGGAGCGGAAAAGTACAGCGTATCTGTATTGATTCCCAAAACAGATAAGGAAACCATCAATGCTATCAATGCAGCAGTAGATGCAGCCATTGAAGAAGGCCTTGCAAAGTTTGGTGGTAAAAAGCCGAATAAGGCTGCTATCAAACTGCCACTTCGAGACGGTGACGTAGAACGTGATGACGAGGCTTACAAAGGACATTACTTTGTAAATGCCAACAGCAAGACTCCACCCCAAATAGTAGATAAAGCAGTCAGACCTATCTTGGATCGTAACGAGGTTTACAGTGGTTGCTATGCAAGAGTGTCACTTAATTTCTATGCTTTCAATTCTAACGGTAACAAGGGTGTGGCCTGTG